TGAATCGCTATCTCCTTCTGCACCTCCTCCAAAGAGTTCAACAAATCCGCTTTCAATTTTTCGGACCTGTTCGAGTAAAAAAAAAGTGTCCCATAGATATCACCTACCTTTCCATAATTATAAATAACATCGCTTATTTCTTCAACGTTATCGGAGTTAAATTTATACTTACTAAATACCGGACACTTAACATATATCAAAGCTAATATTTTATGCAAGTTATTAATGACATCGGTTTCATATTGCTTTAGAGCTGTATATTGATTTGTCTTAAAATCCTTTTCATCCTTACAAGCTTTATACCTGGTGCCATCGTGCCAAAACGTATTCTTTAACCTTGTGTTCGGCTTTGAATTAATAAGTAGTAATACTTTACTCTTTACTTTTTCAAGTTCGTTAAAACTCATGTTTTCATATTCCGATACCGAAATGTCAGTAAAGCTGGAAGCTATCTGAATAATTTTATCAATGTTTTCTAAACTTGAAGTTCTTATATTCTCGTATTCGATAAACTCCTTAATAGTTAAATTATTTACATTTGTTGGAATCATACTTATATAATGTTTAAAATTTTACTTTTGTTTTCCGAACCATTGGTTAGGATTTATATTCATTATTCAAATCAGTTGGTTACAAATTGTAGCCATCTATTCAAAGTCCATCCAGTCCGATAACGAACTTAACTTGTTCATTGCCAAATATCTAATCGCATCAATAGCATGGTTATTGTCATCAACTGGGTTCTGCATTTTATTTCCATCCCTATCAACATCCCAACAATAGTTTCTTAACTCCTTAATTAAATTGGTGCTATTCTCAGTTACCTTAAAGTGTATTTCTTGTAATAAAGATATGGAAGCACGTATGCTATCAGGTCCTTTCTTAGCTGGACTTACTGAAAAACCTCTACGCCTTAAATCTTCTATTGACTTAGGTTCTGCACTATCAGCTATTATATCAGAATATTCCGATACTCCGAGTTTAATTAGTTTATCTATAATATCTGAGTTAGTTAGTTTAGTTTGATATATCAATTCATCGAAATAATATTGTTGCCCTGACTTATAACAAGCTACTAAAGCTGTAGGATCATTTGAATATCCCCAGTCTAAAGAATAAGCAATCAATTCAGCATCCTTAGGTATGGAAGGAGCAATGGACCAATTCTCAAAGACCGTACCTTGTAACGTACCTATTTGCCCTAAGCCATAAACCTTATACCAATTCTCCCAATGTTTACTTGTCTTTGCTTTCTCTTTAGCTTTTAAAATAAAGTTTAATGCACTTTCAGGACACGCTTCGTTATCTAAATAATTGATAGTTAAAAAGTCCACATCATGATCGCCCTTTAATTCTTTGTGAAACCAAAATTCATTTACAGGATTCCAGTCTAAATAAATACCCTTCTTTGTTCGAGCTGCTAATTCAGTATAACTATGCAAGGTCATATTATTGCACTCATTCATGTATAGATAATCACGTCTTGCACCCCTTAGTTTAGAATCACTATCAGCACTAAAGAACTCAATTACCGATTGATTAGCAAATGTATATTTAAAGTCAGTTCCATTCCACCTATCATCTTGCCAGCGTTTAGTTTCTACCATTATCTTTTTAAAGTCTTTGATTGCACCCCTCTTTAAATGTGGAATAGATTCAGCAACAACACTTGTTTCGGTTAAAGGATATTCGGCAGCATCATCTATTAAGATAGGTAATATACCAAATGTTTTACCAGCACTTGTACCTCCTTGAATGCCTTTTACAAATTTAGTTAATTCAAGTATTTTATCAATCGCTGTGGTTCTGAGAAACATCTAATTTTGGGATTCGCCTATCAGGGAATAATGGTTGTTCTGTGAATACTGTTTGAATAATTTTTTCACTTAATCCTAATTGTTTGGCAATTAAACTTTCTTTATATATTCCAACTGCTGCTCTGCTAAAGTTATGTTTGTAAATATAGTCCTTTATGCGTGTAACGATTACGTAATAATCATCATAACTATTAGATCTATTCTCAATATAATTAGATAATGTAATACTATCTTTGCCTTTGATTTCAAAGTAGTTAGAGCCGAAATATTTAAAACCTTCCATTGTTGGAGGTTCTTGGGTGTGAATTATTACTGTTCCTAATTTAACGTGAGGAACTTCCATTTTTAATACTTCGAGTGAGTTTAGATATTCTTGAAACATATCCCATAGCTCCTCAGGTGTTTCTATTATTTTTGTACCGAATGGTCTTGCCATATATAGTTTATTCCGATAAGCGTTTATCCTTGTCCTTTGTTTGGTTTAGTTTTCCTATCTCTTTTACAAATTGATTTCTTTGCTTTACCGACCTTTCGTTTACCGAATGTCTTTTTAATAGTTATTTCATTCTTTGCCATTCTATAAATCTTCTATGTGGTATAAATATTGTGAGTTCGATGAGTGTTCTGCTCCAGTCATTAATTTACCGCTTGCATCTTTATGAGTTGGACCTGTATATAATTTACCATCTTTAGTATAATGATCCGATACTACCTAGTTTATCAATAACATCTTTGTTATTATCATAATGTTTGTTAATACCTAATTCTTTTATTTTTTCAATCTTTGCTTTATTACTTCCAGTTGCATAAACTCGGCTTGTTGGTATTCCTAAATCGTGAGCTGTATTTAACATACTCATTTTATCATGTCTTGCTGAAATAATATAAATAATTCCTTTTTGTTTCTTTGCTAATTCTTTGCCTTGGTCCGTTGACAAAACGCCATCGTAATCAAAACTTGTTTTAGTTTCAGCATATTCAACAAAAAAACTAGAACAAACAGCAAAGCGTTCATCTGAATTAGGATGCTTACTGTTCATTTCATTATCTGACATACATCTTTTAATGTATTCGTCCTTAGGTTCGTTTTTTAATGGCTTAGGCATTATTCCAAAAGTTTATTGATTCGTATTCGTCTTGCATTAGTTTAGTATAATATAGAATGTTCCGATAAGACTACTTGTATAGCAGTCAAATGTTGGAACTAAAGTTGTGTAAGTAATATAGTTATATTTCATTTTTTTTCTTTTTAACTTCTTCTTTAGTTTGGCTTATGGCCCAACGTAACATATCTAGTAAACATTCCTTGCAGTTTGATAGTCCGATAGCTTGTTGCGGGAATTCCTCGTTGTAAACTTCAATTACAGGTTGTAATACATCCATTGAGTTTTGTAAATGCTCGTTGTTAGCTACCCACATTCTGAATAGTTCAACATTTTCTTTGATATGATTTAAGTTTTCTGATTTCATTTTAATTGGTTTTTAAGTTTAATCCTTGCATTCTCGTAAGCTTTCTTTAAGCTGCTACGATTTATTTTAGTTCGTTGCTCCATTCTGTAAAGCGGTTCTATTTGAGCCATTACAAATACTTCAATATCGTGATCCTGGTTTAGTAACCCATCAAAGATACAATTTTTTATTTTATCAATTAATATTTCATCTATTTGAAAGTACTCCTCATCAAGTTGTTTAAAGTCTAAAACCTCAAAGTTTGCTGCTTCAAATAAATTAGAAGTATTGCCATCTATGTGGAATAGCTTTTGAGTTCGATGACGAAATAAGTCTTTAATTATTAATAACCCTAAACAATTTAATTTATTTGCTTTGTGATACCTTTCTATTTGTTCGGGATTCGAGTTGCTTAATTTTATATAAAGTTCGTGTAATAAATCTTCAGCCAGGTAACGACCATTATAATAACGTTTACATACACTTTTGTAGTAAGTATAGTTATCCGCGAAGTGTTTATCTACTATTGTTTTGATTGACAAATGTAATTATATTAAATTTATTTTGCAACTATCAATATTATTTTGTAAATTTGCAATATGAAAGATTTATTATCAGTTAGCGAGTTTGCAACCTTACATTCAGTAAGCCACCAAGCCATTTACTATAAAATTAAAACTAATCAAATAAAATATATAATGATTGGTAAAACAAAATTTATAGAAAAAACATCAAAATATAAACGTAGAGCAAAAAATAATTGCTTTGATAATCAAGTAGTTACATATAAAAGTAAAAATAAACATTAAATTATTTTGCAGATATTAAAAATAAACTTTATTTTTGCTCTATATTAATAATTTAAAAAAAAGAAATCATGAAAAATTTAAACGAAACAAGAATGTCAGCACTAAGGGTGATAAATAACATCATCACTTTAAAAGCAAATGTATCAAATGGTTGTTATTCAGATCAAGCAGAACTAACAATACAAATGCCACGTTTAGAACAAATAAAAAATTGGGCCATTCAAAATGATCAGTTGCAGGAAATAAGACATTATTTTGCTTCTAAAAACTTTGGTCAAAACAATCAGTTTGCAGCAATAGAAATATCTAAATATTTTAACTAACCCCCAAACAAAAAGAAATCATGAAAAAATTTAAAATTGAATTCCTGGATTGCGATAAATGTATTGCTTTCACAAAACTAACCAAGTGGGAAACCATTGAAGACTGCAGACTTTATGCATACGTTGTAATGATGAACAATGTTGAAACAATTCAAA